GTCCTATTGTCCGACTTGCATATCGGTTCGGTTGTGGGGCTATGGCCATGCGATTTCGTGTCCAACGAAGGATTCCCTATTGGGCAGAATCCATTCCAGAAATGGTTGTGGGCTTGCTGGCAAGACTGCCATCAGTGGATTGCAAAGACCGTAGGGAATGAACCCTATGACCTGGTGATCAATGGAGACTTGGTTGAAGGTATCCACCACCGGACTACCCAAGTGATGAGTGCAGATATCGGAGATCAATCTGCCGCCGTGATTCAGATTCTGGAACCAGTGACAAGCAAGGCGGCAGGCATCCACATCATCAAAGGAACGGAGTGTCATACTCGGAATGACGAGATCCGGCTGGGTAAGGCTTTAGGTGCATCGAAGAACCCGGAGAATGGGCAAAATGCTTGGGACAACTTGGACATTGAGATCAATGGGACTCTCGTCAACTTCGCTCACCACATTTCAGCCACATCCCGCCCGTATCTTGAGGCAGGAGCGCATTCCATCGCCTTGGGGACTATCACTCATTCCCGTGCAAGGGTTGGTAAGCGTGTCCCATCAGTGATTTGCAGAGCGCACAGGCATCGACATGGCATCTGGACAGACGGCAATCAAGCATCGCTCATCACAGGTGCATGGCAGGGACTCACCAGACACGGCTACAAAGTTGTCCCAGATGCCATCACAGAACCATCCTGCATCATCCTTGACTCAAGAACAACCGACAAGGGAGACCTCCCACTATTTCATCAACGTAAATACATACCATAATGGCTAAGAGCATTCCGAAAGTTGACGGCATGGACTGGATTGTTGAGAATTTCAGCCAACCATTGATTCAGCCAGACGAGTTCACAGCAAAAATGGTGGTTGACAGTTCAGGCGCACCTCTCACTTCAGTGAGGACCAAACTGAAAAAGATGGTCAAAAATGGTGATATTACCATCCGCCAAATCTCGATGGATGGCAATATCACCAACGTATACAAGCGTGTGAAAGTGACTGGCTAGCGTCCAGCCCCATACTTCATAATCAGCAGAGCGTCTGCTGTAGCATGCGTAACCTTCATTTCAGGAAAAAGCTCCTGAGCCTTTCTCTTGGTGACGTTTTTGTCGCCTTTGGTCATGCATCCCATCTCCTTCTGCCAGACTTGTGGCCTGACCCGCTCAAAAGGAATCCCAGCAGCAGTCAGCGCCATCTCCAGATGACCAAATCCATTCCCGAAAGTGAATGCCGATTTCACTCCCATCTGAGGTGAAGAATGTACCTGCTCAAGGTAAGCGTAGCATTTCCCATTGCTGGTGATGTCACGAAGCAGATCCCACAAATCTTGTCGGGTAGCAGGCATCTTCTCAACGCATGGTTTCCCGTCCGTTATCCATGCGATGCCTCCATTGGTTCCTGGATCAATTCCAATCGTTGTCATTTGTCCTTAACGAATTGCCCTCCGACCATGTTTCCTGTGCGGCCTTTGATCTCATTGTATGCGAATTCAAGGCATTCTTGAAAATCCAATCCTGCCAGTTCGGCGGCCAAGATAAGCGTGACCGTGCAATCGCCGATTCCATCCATGACCTCTGCTTTGTAATAGTCTCTACAGACCTTTCGCGCAAACATCACCGACGCATCCCGTGTCTCAGTAAGCTCTTCTTGGGTTTTACTTAACTGCCCTAGGAGGGTACCTTTAGCGTTCGGCCCGGTGATGCCTTTTTCGATGCCCCATGCTTTAATGCTTTCAATTAGTTCGTTCATTTATTCATTCCATGTTTTAATTTTTAGTTTCTTGGCAAGACCAGCAACAGCGTCGATCTCGTCCTCGTGGATGAAACGATGCAGTGTCTCGCTCTTGTAAGCCAGCCATTTCCCATCTTTGTTCTTCATCGTTTTGATGTTCCTAGCCTCCATCCATTTCAGGCGAGGAGACAATTCATCTGGCATTTCAGGGAACAGGTTCATAGCAAGTCGAGTTCAAGCCTTCCAACCTCGACGCCACATGCGGTTTCAATAAGACAGTGTTCCAAGCCAACCATATCTCTAAGGACGTTGACTAGGTATTTTCGATCATTCTCAGACCTCTCAGAGTATGGCCTGGTGATGGACTTGTATCCCAGTCGAGTAGCCTCCTCGATGGAATAAGACGGTGGTGATTTATCCATATTTGAATTAGTATTCATAAATTAGTTTTTGCATCTCTATCTGGCTGCTCAGTAGGGGTCTGGGGAAGGTCGTTTGGTTCGTTGTCTCTGATTTCAGTCATCATCCACTCAATGGCCTGGCTCAGTTGCGGCCATTCCTCTGGGTTTATTTGGATGGTTTGTTCCTTCATCCCGAAACTACCGGATTGTTGCACCAACTCCAGAAACTCGCCATCGCCTTCGTCCAGAATTGCGATAGTGGTGCATTGCTCGGAAAAGATTGGCTGGTTTCGCGGCAGGATTGCGAGTTGCATAATGCGTATTTTGTAAGATTCGTTCATTGTGTCTGGTGGGGTGTTCATTGTTTCGTCGTGGTTAGGGATTGGAGTGCTTCGGATGCGATGCTCTCTGGATCTTCTTCAGCAAATCTGCCTTTGTATTCCAAGATACGCTCAAGCGCCACTGCCAGCCTGTCCCGCTGCGCGATGATGGATTTAACGTCGATCTCCCCTTCGTATCTCATCCCGTTATCATCTGGGTGCCGGTGCCCTTTTAGCCTCTCGATGACTATTTGGATTTCAAGCTGGCAATTGTCCCGCTGTGCGGTCATTGTGGTTAGTTCGCGTCTCAATACGCAGTTTGTCCGCTCACACTCAGAATGGCAGCTATGGATTCCTGCCACGTCCAAACGGTCAATTTCCGCAAGGGCAATAGATAGTTGCTCCCGTGCCTCATCCCGCTCGCGTTCAACATCGCGGATGGGATGTTTTGCGCAGGTAGCGACATGCTCGCGGTATGCCTGCCCCCGTAAGTCTTTGTCCAGCGGAGTCCCCGGCTCGTATCCGGCTGGAGCTGAAACTATATTCCCGCACCACATGCAAGCCAGTTGCTTGAACGCGAGTTTGAGCAGTGCGTTTATTTGCCACTCGTCCCGCTCGCGTTCCAGCTTCCGGCAGAAAGACGACAATACAGGGTGTGCGGATTTTCCTAAATTGTTTTCAAGATAGTCGGTTTCTGGTGTGTCGCTCATGGTTTTGGTTGGTTGGTGGCGAGGGCTTGTTTTCCAGCGTTGTATGCTTGATCAATTTGATTATCTGTTGCCCATGTATTCTTTTCTAGTGGTCCAACTATTGCCATGAGTAAACGACATGCCTCCGCCAGCCTGTCCCGCTGCCTCTCCGCATCGATCATTCGTTCCTGCGTTTCGCCTAGGCGTAGTAGTGTGCTGTCTAATTGATCGTCTGATTCTGGTGTGTCGTTCATGGTTTCCAGAGGTCGAGTGTTTTCAAGAAAGTCTCGGCGCGTTGGGCTGCGGTGGCGTGAATTTGTCCAAATAAAGCGGGGCATTTATTGCCAGTAACTTTACCGATCATGCCTTGATATAGCATTTGCTTTTTTAACGGCAGTATTTTCTCCGCCTCGTGCATAGCGTTGAGGTCGCCGGAGTAATTCGGCGGCCCTGATCTCTCCATACCCCCTCCGCCGGGGGTCCGCCACAGACGGAACTTAATCTCCGCTCCGTCGTAGGTTATCACCCTGTCCTCGTAGGTGTAACCTAAGGCCAACGCAATGGCTGTATTTTGTTCGAGCGGGTTCATGGTTTCTTCCTGAATGATTCCCAGTCAAAAACGAGCTTCACACCGTTCTCATCGAACCTGTCAATGACGGCTGGTGACAACGTAGAGGCTAGCCTTTCCCAAGTGTAGTTGGAAATAAGGATTGTCGGCATCCCGTCCATGTATCTGGCATCGATGATGGTTGTCAGCTTGTCATCCTCAAATTTAGTCTCTGATCGAACCTGGACTTCATCGATCACCAGCAAAGCGGCTTCACAGTATTCCGATATGACCTCCTTCTCAGACTTCTCAGAGTTTGACGAATAGGTGGACTTGATCGAAGTGAAGAGGTTCATCGCAGTCGTATAAACCATGGGGCGCTTCTTGGTAGCCACTGTCCAGCCGACACCACCAATGCTGATGTTCGGGCGCTTCGACTTGTGCGCTCTTGCAATCTCCCATGCCATGCGGGTCTTGCCTGTGCCATACCCTCCGTAGAGGATTGTGATGCCTCCAGCATTGGTTGCATCGAGAGCTTTGGAGTAGTTGTCCAGCCAGCCATCGCCCCCGGCTGGTAGGGCGTCATCGTATCGTTTTGGGAATCCTCGCAGCGTGTTCATTGTGGTGTGTTGAGTAGTTGGGAGATTGTGTAGTATCCACCCTTCTTCATAATGTGGGAGTAATCCACAGGCAGTGTCGGTTCGATCTTTTCTGAGTCTGGCGTCCTGAAGAGCAATTCAGCGGCTTGGCTGACGCTGCAATCCTTTCGCAACGCGAGGCGACGAATACGTTGATACGTTTCTTGCTCTAAACGAAGCACAATCGCAGCTTTCTGCTCCCAAGGTTTCTTCTTAGGTCTTCCGCTGATCATGCTGAAGCCTTTGTCGCTTGCCCTCATAGGATCTGGTATTGGGCGAAGGTTTTCCCATTGCTGGTGACCATCTTCGTCTGGATGTTCACTCCCAGACGCCGCAGCTCCATGATCCGCGCAGAGAGGCGCATGCACCCCCATTTGTCGAGGGCCTGGAGTGGAGTGAGCTTGTAGCCCCGCAGGAGCCATGATTCGATCTTCTTCGTTGTGCTTTGTTTTTTGTTCATATTGGAAAATTTGCCCTGCTGAGATTCTCCGGGCCAGAGGATTTGTTACCGTCTCAGCTCGTGTTGAGGCTAGGTGCGGCTTCTGAAGAATCGCGTGTTGTAGCCATTTCCTGGCTTTGCTTCGCGGACTTCGACGCCTTCCATCAGACTGTTCGCATGGTATGTCTCGACGTTCTGCCGGGATAACCATCGACCTTCTGGGTTACTATGACGAGCGACGAGATACTTCTGGTCTTCTGGGTTCCAGTCGAGGATTGTGTTCCCGTAGTATTCAGTCCCTACTTCTAGGGGTATGTCGTCGAAGATGCTCATCAGAAGGGGATGCCTTGATCGTCATCGTTCTCGACTGCCTTTCCAGCGTCAACCTTCCAGCCATTCAGGGAAACGTAGTATTTCCCATTGTATTCGCTTCCTCGGAAGTTTACACCGACCGTCACCTCCTGACCTTCTGTCAGATTTGAGATCAGATCGATTTTCTCCCTCCCAAAGTCGATGGCGATCTTCTGGGGGTATTTCCCTCCAGTATCGACGACTAGGGTTTGCTTCTTGTAGCCGGAAGCGAACTCTTGGATCTCAAGGAGCTTCTCGACTGTGCCTTTAACTTCAATTCTATCACTCATGTTTTTATTGGTTGTTGAGCGTGTAGGATGCGCTCCCCCCATTGTTTCACAGATAAGCGGGTTTTTCGATGATCGTGATGCCTTCATGCTGGCGCGACCACAATCCGGTAGCGCAGCTTGCTTGCCACTTGGCAATGGCATTCATGTAGCCTGCGCGACCAGCCTCGATCAGGGCAAGTGATACTTCGACCCATGCTGACTCGTGCGGGGCCGTCACCTCGATGAAGCAGATCACGAAGCGGGTGCGTTGTTCGCCACTGGCAGCGTTCCACAGATCGAGGTAGAGGGCTGCCTGCCAATGGTAACCCCTGGAGATGATCGTGTTGGTGATCTCCCGCAAGCTGCCGATCCGCGCCGTGGTTTTGAGATCGACGAGAAGGTCCAGACCGTCGGGGACGATATCGATCATTCCTTTGACAGGGGTTGCCCCGATTGTGGCGAATACTGCCACCTCAGTCCTAGTCCCCCCGGCAAACCGCTGGGAATAGTCTTCAGCGAAGACCTGCTCGCATCCAGACGCTGCGCGAATGTCGTCGTCGGTAGCGATCATGCGACCCATTTCCTTTTGGTCAGCCTTCCACTCCTGCGCTGCCTTCGTCCTGAAGTCTGGGAATGGGGACACTGCCGCCACTTGTTCCAGTGGAATAAGCGGCTCGAGGATGGCACTGTGGATGAGCGTCCCCAGATCCATCGCTCGGGTGACCTCCCTGCCGGATGAGTGCCGCCACTTGTAGGGGGAATCGTTGAAATCCCAAAGCAGGGACTTCGACACTGGGCCGGATAGGTTTTGAGGAGATGCGGACCGCAGATAGTATGCGCGTCCCAGATTGTATTCGATTGTTGCGTTTTTCATATTCAAACGGTTGTTTGGTTTTTCAATACGTTGTTTGCCTTGGCGATGAACGCCTTGTCGATTGATGCCACCTTGTCAGTGGTGAGACTGGTGATCGACTTCACGCCGTAGTGGAGCATGAAAGCTCCCTCGTCGATGCCAAGATCCGCGATGTTTTCCTTGATCCGGGCCGCTTCAGCAGCAGAAATCAGGGGGTGACTGGCAGGTTTGCTGTGGGAGGCAGTTTGACCGTCGTCGTCCTCCTGGGCCACTCCGCAGACCGCTGCGAGGCTGTAGCGGCGAAGGTAGGTGGTGGCTGCTCCGATTCCCTGCCCGTCCTGCTTGGCTGGGACACAAGACATCGTCCCGGTAATATAGCCCCCGCTGGAGTGGGCTAGCGTCGTCGTCACATGGCAGGTGGAACCATCGAAGGAAGGACTCTGAATGACCGACAGTCCGTTGGATGCGAGGACTGGACGAACGGTGTTCAGAACCTCCGCCAAGTCTGCGTATTTACTTTTGAAGTGGGGATTTAAGCTCCCCTTCGTTGCGTTCTCTACTTCTCCCTGCATTTTTGCAAGGGCCGTGAATAGTTCTGGTGTAATGTGTTCTAGGTTCATGTTTTTGCTTTTGGTTTGTGAATGCGCGGGGGGTTGAACCCCGCACGGGATTGGTTTACTGTTCGGGGGACTCTTTGGCGAGGACAATCTCACGATATCTAGCGAGGATCTTCATCATTCTCTCTCGGGTAGTTGGGCAGTATTGGAGCTTCTCATGGACCGTCCTGCGAGCATAGACGCTGGAAGTATGGTGGTGTCGGCCCACAAGCTCGCATGATTTTTGCAGGCTGTGAGACTCGCACCACAACGCCATGACGACCTGGCGAGCAAAGGCCACCGCAGAGGTCTTCTCTCTTCCAGTGATTTCCTCAGGGGTCGTCCCCATGACCTCCGCCGCGGCCTGGATAAGTGCTCGCGAGTCGTCGATTACCATGGTCCTGCCTCCGTTTCGTTGTCGATCTTCGATTCGATGGCGCTAGCTTCAGCGAGCAAAGCCGCAGCAAACCTCCGCTTCTCCATTGCGAGGTCCGGAAGGTGCCTCAGTTTGATGCGATCCAAGCACTCTTCGATGGTTCTGTGTTCGCCAGATTGAATCCCGTCCCCGCAATAGATGGAAAACAGCGCGTGTTTCCCCTCTGTTGCTCTCAGGGCCGGGAGACTGATTTGAATGTGGCCGTAGTCATGGACCTCGTGGACCTTGGCGAGTTGTTCGCGCAGCCATTGGCTGACTTCAGCGGATGTGATGTTATTCATGGTTTTCTGTTTTCTGTGTTTTGTTTTGTGTTTTCTAGCTCAAAAGAATGTGTTTGAAAGTCAATCCAAGGTGCTGGTGATGTGAATGCCGTGGTGCCAACCTTCGACCGTTACAGCAGCACCTAGTTTTGCGCGGAGCAAAGAGGCAAGGTTCTCTTGGTAAATTCTCGGGGGGGCTTCTTTCAGTGTTCGCAAGATTTCCTCAACCATTATCGTGGTTTGTGATCGGATCGTTATTTCGTAAGCGTCTACAAGATCACCGTTAGGGCATGATGCGCGGTGCGTCAGTTGGTAAGTGTTCATAAAGCAAGTCGTGGGTGGTTGTGATCGCAAGAGAGGTAGCTAGTAAGTTCTCGAAGTCGGGTCGGATCACGGAACCATCCGGTGCCGTCGCACGATTCCGCCCCAGAGTTTTCTGCCATCAGCAGTAATCGAAGCGAATTAACTCGTCCCACATGCACTCGAGGGAATTGGCTCGTCCATTCTGGCAGGCTGCGCCATTTCCAACTTGTAGAGCCGCCCACAAAAACCACTTCTGCCTCGCTGGGGACATCTGCTGGCGTCATACCATCCTGCACCGCCATCGCCATTTTCACGCCGAATGCCTGCATTGCTGGCGCGTGAATGTCCCAAAGTCGAAGGGTCTCGTCGCGGTTTCCTATAGAGTCAGGGACGACAACCCAAAGCGGATTCCATGCTGAAAAGCGGTCGAGAAATTTATAAAGTGGCTCTTCTGACCACTCTTTGCCAGTCGAGAATGCACCGAAAACTCCGTTGTCTAACGCCCAAGGGATGCTGTGGATGGGTTCGGCTAGCCGATCCACTGAGTGGAGGTGCGCCAGCCTTCCTGGGTGTTGTCCGAATAGAAATCCGGCGTTGAATCCCGCGCAATTTGATGGCATGACGATCATGAGTTCAGGAGTAATATTGCGGCAATGCTCGGCACCCAAAGGGCCACCGAAAGGGCCAGCCAGATGCCGACCTTGCATCGGGGCGATGGGGCTGACCAGTCGTCGAGGCGGGAGTGGAGTCGCTCATGGCGAGCGTATTCGAGCGCAGCGTGTGCGCGTGTTTGTGGGGTCATGGTGGTGGTTTGGTTGGTTTGCCGGGATGGAACCGGCGGGGTTGGTTAGAAACAGGTGGACGGAAGTTCGCTACCCGTGTCGCCGTTGGAAAATGAGAGGTCGATGAGTCCCTCCGAAATTCCGGCGATTGTTGCGGCGATCATGGCGCCATCGTCGGAAACAAAATTGACGACTTGACCGATGGTGAATGTGACTTCTTCGTTGTGGTAGTTAGTGATTTTCATGGTCGTTGTTTTCGGTTGGTTGGTAGGTTTGCCGGTCATGGAAGAGTCAGGTGGAGGATCGTTTCAATGTCGAATGGTGCGTGGTTTCCTAAATAAATTGCCGTCGTGATGAGGGCAATCCAGACGATGGCGGCAATGATGGTTTTCATGCGTAGAGGTGTTCTTGGATAGCTTGGAGATACTCGCGGACATCGCGCAGCTTGGCGTTCATCGCGTCCCGTTCGTCGCTGGCGCGGGACCATGCACCGTCGGTAACGTAATAATCGCGGGCGTTGAACTCGATTCGACCCCAAGCATCGATGAAGTTCTCGAGTTCAAGAGCGGCGTTGGAATAGCCCTCCTGGAGGTCTTTTCTGCTGGTGCCGTTCATGTGAACGGTCGGGAGTGTGGCTTGCATGTGGGGCGTATTGTGGAGAGATTGTGGACAACGTAAAGAATATTCTCATTTATTTTTCAACGGGGGATTGAACCCCGTCGGGGTGATCAATCGCAATTATTGAATGCGAGGAAATCAGAATAGCTCCCGTCATGCTCGGGGCAATACGGTGGGACGGGGCCGTCACAAGGGGCGCTGCAAGCGGGGCAGTCGTCGTCGTCGTCAGGGGCTGCCTGGATGAGAGCATCAAGGGCCGATTCAAGGTGGAAGAGTCTGGGGCCAGTAAGGGGTGCATGATACCCGCCGAAATTCGTTTCTTCTGACCATATTCTGCGCTCGGGACCGTCGGGAGGGGTCGCGTATAGGTAGAGAATGCGTCGTCGTGCGCTAGGGGCGATACTGCCCTTTCGGAGGGTCCAACCTTGCGCGATGGCACGCCCGGCGGCGTCCTGGCAACGGATGAAAGCAGCGCGGGCGGGAGCCGTGCGGGCGATTGGAAGGCGCAAAAGCGCCGGGGTGGTTTCTGTTGTTTTCATGGATGGTTTGTGGATATGGGGCGAAGCGTTGCCCTTCACCTAGAAATCCCTTCCCCAGTAAAGGGGAAGGGCTAGGCAATGGACGGGGGCTCGCAAGCTAGGGTATCACTTAATGCCAACGCGCTTTTTCAACTCCGCTTTGACTAGCTTTGCCGTTTCCCCGCGATAGCTTGAAGCATTGGACAGGAAATATAAAACAATGGATTTCCCATCGTCCGCATGGAAAGCGTTGCCAATCGAGTGAAGAGAACGCATGGCATCTAGGTAAGGTTTTGCCGCGTAGTTTACTTTCGGCCATGTGGCGGAAACGATACGGGCAATATCGGAAATAGTGGATTGTGATAGATCGATTGTTTCGGCGGTAGTTTGCATCGTGTGTGTGTGTGTGTGTGTGTGTGTGCGGACAAGGGACAAGGTGCCTCCTCTCGCCTAGAAAGCCCCCGCCCTTGTGAGGCGGAGGCTAGGCGATGGCCTGGGGCAGGTTAATGCACGCCAATGGCGATTGAGACGCCGCGCATACGTTCCGACCCGCATGCATGGGAGCCGTCTGGGAGGCAATCGCCGCAACGTCCCGGGCAAACAAAAACGCGTTTGCCAGCGGCGGCGCGAACGTCCCGCGAATAGTCTGCATGTCCGGCGTTTCGCTTTGATTGGTATGCCTTATTTCGCACGTGCTTTGATGCGATTGGAACGGCGAGGAATTCGCCGCGAGTAACCGGCAGGCGGCCCATGATAGCGGCCATGTTCGTCCCCTCATGGCGGGAACCGCCGGAGAGATTGAGGATATAGTTCTTTGGCCATTCGTAGCCATCTAAATGGAGAGCGATGAATTCCACCCATGACTTTGAGTAGCCATAGACGGCCACATCTGGACGCGTGCCGACCAGATTCATCCACCAACGCAACGATGCCTTGCTGTGATAGTCGCCATCCACATAGAGGCGCAGAGTGGGGGATTTGAGAGCCGCAAACTCTGCGGCGATGAAGGCGCGGCCCGCCTCATGGCGGAGGAGCATGCTGTTAGCCGTTTGCCTGCCCCATGCGTTGGCATAACGCCACGCTGTCAGGCTATAGCACCACTTCCCGCATGCACCGTAGCCTGCACAATCCACAAGCGGAAGGCTGGAAAACGCGGCAAAGGGAAGTTTGACGTTCCCGGCGCGGGCAAATACGGCGAACGGCGAGCGGACGATTGGCCCACCACTTGCCAATTGATTGGCAAGATCGACAAGCTTGCTAACGGCATTTTCCCACGTGCCGTTAACGGCGGCGCGGGCCGGATTCTCCGCCAGAAAGGCGAGAGCGGGGGACGTATCGCCAGCGACAAGCGCGGCGGCGATGGACATAGCACGCGTTTGTGGCATACGTGATGTGGATGTGTTCATGCGTGTGCGTGTGGATTGTGGATTGTGGATTGTGGATTGGCGGGAACTCCCGCCGGGGAAAGAATGATCTATCATACCCCACATTGCAAGAACCAATTGCAACAAATCGAGTCTTTTCTTCTCTCCTTAGGTACATATAGGAAAGCCGGCACGGTTTCCGTTGAATAGTCCGGCTCCCTGGCGTAAAATGCCGGGGGAAATGCATTGGATTGGATGCATTGCCTTGGAGCCATCAGAACCATTGGAGCCGTTGTGAATCCATTCCCTTGCACTAAATTATTCCCGTAATAGTACACTCGGATACTTGTATCCGCGCCACTAAGGGCGCTATTCCATACATGTCCACGCCTCGCGCTCCTGAAGTCGCCGACGCTATCGTCTAAATCAATTCTACCCATGCGATCCAGGGCACGTCAAGACATTTCTCACCCCTTGCAAGAAAGCCAAGGCAACGCCAGGGGATGGCCGGCGGTCCAACGCCAGGGGATGGCCGGCGCTGGCCGGCGATGAAACAAGTAGGGAATTGAAACGTACGCTTGAAACGTACGCTTAAAACGCAAGTAATTTGCAATAGCAGGTAAGGCGCCAGGGGGGGAGGGGGGTAAGGAGCGACCGGCGCGGAAACATCTAAGCGATCAACCCCCCAAAGGAAAAATGCGCTAAAGGGGACTTGACAAGATTGACCGATCTGGTAAGTGTTGGGCATGAGCAGTCCAATGAGCTACGATTTGCAGGGTCAGGGTGGAGGTCGCGTTGTGACATCAGCGACTGGAGCTGTGACGGGTAATTTCCGATGGTTGCAGACTGTGACGGACACGGTATTTTCGGCATTGGCGTCATCGAACGTTACGAATGCCAGTGCGTTGCAGACGATCACGATCTTTGGTGGTGTGGGGTTTGGCGGTAACTTTACGTCGTTCACGGTGTCGAGTGGTGTTGTGATTGCGTATTCTGCCTAATGAGTCAATTTGCACAGAGTGGTGCGTTGAATGACGGGCAATCCTCTGATGGGGATGGTGGGTTTACTGGTGTGAACCAGAGGTTACAACTGAACCAGTTACAACCTGGTGAGGTGAGAGAGTCCTTGAATGGGAGGATGGAAGGACATTGGAAGCCACGAAAGGGTGTTGTAGCTAGGACGAGTTCATTGACCAGCGGTGGTAGTCCATTGCAATTGCCGTTCTTCTTGGTTGGGACTAGCGTTGCTATTACGGCGGCGTCTGTGACCAGCAATGTCGTGACCCTGACAACAGCCTCGGCTCATGGCTTAACGAATGGTTCAGCCTTCAGCACCAGTGGGATTATCTACACTGCTGGGACAAACCCGAACAATTCGTTTGTTGCGACTACGGCAAGTGGAACAAGCATCACCTACCCACTTGTTGGCGGATCTGGGACGTATACGACAGACGCCACTTCTGAGGTTCTTACAGCCACATCAAAAGCAATTGCCTCCTCTAGCCTTACTGGCAACGAGGTGACGATTGTTGTCACAGCTGGACATGGGTTTGCTATAAGTAGCGTTGGGTATGCTTTAATTGCTGGATTGGCTTTTACTGGGACTGACCCTAATGGAGTCAGGTCTTTGATTTACGTTTCATCAACAGAGATGAAGTTCTCTGTCACGGCAGCAACCACTGCTGTTTCTGGTGCTGGCACATTATCTCAAATTCCAATCAATGATGCTGCTAACGTGAACGTCAGGGCATCTTGCTTATTCAGCGATCCAAACTCTGCCAATGCTGAGAGCGTGGTGCTGGCGTTGGATTCCAAGGCGATCTTGGTTGATCTGAATGGCTACACTACGCAGGACATCGCGTATCCGATTACCAAGGTTCTTACTGAGAACACTGACATGATCCAGGCCTTTGATCGCATTTGCTTATTCCGTAAGGGACTGCAAGGCTTTCAGTGGTTCCCGAATGGGCGAAATATCGAGAGTGCCAGTCAGGCTGGAACATTTACTGTGACCATGAGAGTTCGTGATCACGGGCTGACAGCATTGGACACAATTATTGTAAGTGGCTTGACTGGTGGGACGCCAGCTAATGGGACGTTTGTGGTTCTGTCAGTGACCGACAAGGATGTTTTTACCTACACGTTTACAACTTCACAGACACAGACGTTTGGAGTCACGAGTGCAGTGCTAAAAGCTGACTTCACATTAGTTCCTGCTGGAGACTACGTTCAACCACAGGTGTTCACGGTGACTGGAGGCAATGTAGACGTAGTATCCGGTGTGGTGAGTTTGGTTGTATCAGGCAACACAACACTTGCTACTGGAGACACGGTCACTGTTTATGAAACAACAGAACCTACGTTCAGCGGTATTTCTGGCAAGTCGTTTGAGGTAAAAAATGCCACAACCACATTGATTGAGTTTATTGCGCCAGTAGGTAACTTGACTACTATTGGCGGAAACAACATCCAAGTAGGTGGACCATTCAGCGTTGGAGCAGGATTCATCCATCAACCCGCCCCACCGTGGGGGACTTACTTCCAACGTCGATTGTGGGTCCCTTTTTACTATGATCCAGCCGCAACCTTTAGCTCTCCAACCTACACAGACAGGAACATCACCGATGAAATTGCAGCTTCTGACATCCTAGACAATCACACCTACGATCAGATTGCCAGTCAATTCAGAATCACTGGTGGAACGGCTGACTACTTGGTTGCGCTGCAAGGATTCTATGATGACAAGCTAGTTGTGCTGAATCGGAACAGCCTGCATTTGATCAGTGGGACTACTGGCAGCTTGAGCGACACCAAGGTGACGGCTTTGACCACTGAGGTTGGGTGCTTGGCTAGGAAAAGCGT